TCGTTAGTTGCATTATTGCTAAGCGTAGTGTTGGATGTATTGTTTGATATGACAGGAGCTGAACCACTATTGTAAGAACTAACTGAATTGCCAGCATTAGGTAGAATGTTTCCTGTGACTACGTCTTCAGCTTGAACCACGTTAGTAAAACAGCTTGCCACCAGGTAACCACAGAAAAAGGCTACAGCGATAGTTTTTATTTTGGATCTTGCCATTGAACCTTTTTATCAGTGGACTTATCCGCCGGAAGAGGATCAGAATTAATAACAGGTTTAACTTTTTCTCTTAATTTCATACGTTTAACATATGCTTTATAATCATGTCTTTCAAAATCGTATGTTTCCCATAACTTCATTGCTTCTTTACCAATACGTCCATCAATAGGACAAGGTGTTCCGGCTTGCAGCATGCTTTCAAATACTCTTTCATCTTGGCATAAGATTGCAACCGCCGCCACTTTCATCCCAAAGTCATTAAGAATTCTTGCTAGCTTTAATCGCTCACAATTTTTGTCAATAAAATGTTTACCTCCAGATACTCCAAGTCCAAAAGTTTGTATCCCTGCGGATGCACCTACGGCGCATACATCTTGGGTCATAGAATTATACGAAGGTGCACCAGCAGTTGGAGGTGACGATCTTATATTAGAAGTTGTTGTATTGGATGTTGTTGAACTTGATTCACTTCCCGATTCGTAAGTTGTACTAGATTCATATCCACCTTCAATAGCGGTATTAGACCCAGAAACGTTAGACTGGGTGGATCCTGCTATAGCTTTTGTTGAACACACCATTAGTGTGAGTATTAAAAAGGTACGCAGATACTTCATCAGATCGCATAAACTCCTAAGTACAATTATTTTTATCTAAATCAATTGGCTTGTCACCATTATAAAACCATACATAAGATGAAAGTTTTGTTCCATCCTAAGTATAGGTACATTTTTTGCCTACCGAGCAGGCGCTTAATGCAAATAATAATGCAAGAACTAAATATAATTTATTCATTTTGTTCCTTCAGTTGTTCCACTTGTCTGTAAGTCAGCGTTGGATTTTCTACGGCTAACTGATGAATGCTTTTTGTTTGACAACATGTACCTGATTTTTCTTTTTCTTTGGTATGCATATTGCAACATTCTGTTTTTTCTACAGACATACTTCACATTCTTCTAACTCATGCTCACACACATTACAACTGCACACCCCATAGACATCGCCATGCTCTTTTAAAGAACAGTGGCAATTGCAATTGCAGTTCTTGCATTTAGTCTCTTCCATAAAAATCTTTCCAGAACCATTCTTTTAATTTTTTCCAATAGTTTTTAATCATCTTTGGTCTCCTCAATATTATAGAAGAATCTATCCGAGTCTTCTGTTTTCCATTTTCTATCGTTCTCAACGTTCCATTCGCTACTCTGAGTCTTCCAATCAAAAGGAACTTCATCTTTAACAGTAAAGGATGAAATACTCCATATTAATCTATTGTTTGGTTGAGCTGCATAATTTCCGTTTTCCAGGGCCATTATGTGGGCACACTTATGTTCTGCCGGTATCTCTGAATGATCCGTATCGACTATATTACTCTCTGGGTGAGCCCAGTCAACTGTGAAAAGGTACGCACCTGAGCGCCATTTTTTATCTTTACCAATGAATTTACCGGACTGACCGTCCAAGACATCAAAAGAAGTAATGCTAGGATAATAACTAAAGCAATTCCACAGCTCCAACTCATCAAGTCGCATCCGAAGAACTTCTTCTGGCTTATAGCCTCTTTGTATGAATGCAGAGATTGGCAGGCGGTAGAATACAGCTCCATTTTCCATAATTGCATGGAAGAGTATCGGACGCCCTGTAATCGATGCAAACCCAAAAAGTAAGCAGTCTTCCACTTCTCCATGATGTTCTTTAAGATCATAGAGATATTCTCTCCTTACCTGCGAATAGGTTGCAGGTATGTTTGCATTCAGATAGGCCATTCAACATAAAGTCCTAAGTTGCTATTATAATTAAAACAACTACTACTGCTACAGCAATAGAAATTTTTTTATGAGCTAATGCTAATGCCCATAATTTTTTTAATTGTTTCCATAGTTTCCTCCTTGTTAATCGTAGATATCTCCCCAATTTTTACCAAACTCATAGTCTACTTTATTAGGGACTTCTAATTCAACTGCAGATTCCATTATATCCACTATTCGTTTAGCCTGTTTATCATCTTCGATAGATAAATCAAGTTCATCATGAATTTGAATATGTGCAACTATACCTTCTTTATAGAGTTCTAACATAGATTTTTTTGTCATATCTGCTGCAGAACCTTGAATTAATTTGTTTAAAGATTTGTATGTGTAAGCTCTTCTAATCCCTGGTCCATGTTCCCTGAGTGCATCTTCATGCGACATGGCCTTATGCATTCCAAAACTATTAGGTTCCCATAAATGGAATCTACAAAGTCTTCCAAGTAAAGTTCTTATCTGTCCTCGTTCTTGTGCACGATTAGATGCTTTCCCCATTAGTTGTTTAACAAAGGGGACCTTAGCGTGGTAAGTATTAAAAAGGTCTGCTGCTTTTTCTTTAGTGACTCCGAGTTCTGCTTGTAGTTTTGCTTTACCCATTCCGTAAAATAATCCTAAATTAATAGTCTTAGCTTGCGATCGTGGTATCTCTGCCATGTCTGCTACTGTTTGATGGAAATCTGATTTAACATTATCTTTATAAGAATCTACAACTTCATAAACTGATGGTAGCTTATAGAGTGATGCATAGTGAACAACGAGTCTTGGCTCTTGTTGATTGTAATCGAAGCAACCCCAGTTACACCCTTCTTCAGGTATAAATAAACTTCTTATCTTAGGACCAAGATCTTTATTCCTAGCAGGAATCTGTTGGAGATTTGGGTTCTGATAAGAAAATCTTCCAGTCACCGTTCCCCCTGTTTGAGATCTTAATTGATTTATGTCTGCGTGGATTCTTCCTTCGTGTTCGTATCTTAAAATAGAATCTATAAATGTTGTATGAGCTTTGTTTATTTCTCTAGCTTTAGCAATTAGATTTACGACCGGATGTGAATGTTCTTGTAAAAAATTTTTAGTAAATGAGGGAGCTTCCGTTTTATCCGTGCGTGGGTATTCTATCTTTAAAGTTTCAAAAACTTCTGCTATACTTCTTGCGGCCCAAATCTGTGGGCGTATATTGGTTTCTTTTTGGATCTTAGTCAGGAGTTCGTTTTCTTCTTTAACAAAATCTTTTTTCATTTGATAGGCTCTTTCGACATCTACTCTCACTCCTTTGAATTTCATGTCAACAAGACAAGGAAAGAGTTCAGTTTCTAAATCAAAAATATCTTCCAGATCCTGGTTGATAATTTCTTTCTTCATCTCTTGCCATAGACCAAAGGTTACTTCAGCGTCTCGTTCAGCATAAGCTCCTACATGCATCGCTGGAAGTTTATACATTTCAGCTTTCGGATCTATTCCCCATTCAGAGGCAGCTTCTGCAAGACCTGCTTCATTTTTTCCGTAGCCTAAATAATGCCAGGATAAACTATTAAGATCATATCTAAATCTATTTTCATCAGTAACCGCTGCTGCGATCATGGTACAGACAATATCTCCGTTAATTTTAAAGCCCATAGCCTTTAACCAACAGACGTCGTACATAGCGTTGTGAAAAATTTTTGTGGAAGGAGCTTCTAAGACATCTTTAAGCCATTCTAAAACTTTAACTTCGTCCATGTTGCCACCACCCTGATGAGCAATTGGAAAATATCCTTTGTAAAAAGAAGTAGCGACAGCGATACCTATTACTTCTCCATTACCAATAACAGCACCTGATCCTTTTTTAATTAAGTCCGGGTCTCTTGTTTCTAAGTCAATTGCAATTTCATCAACCTTTCTTAGGTCGGGAAATTCTGTCGGTTTTACCCATTCTGTTTGAGCTTCGAATTTAGGTATTCTCATTACGAATAATCCCTTTCAATAATCATGTCGATAAAATGTTTTGCTTTCAATAAATCTTCCTTCTTTCCTTTGTAGGGATGCCTACAAATATATTTAATAACATTTCCCTCGGGAAATAGCAACTTGTTCTCAATTACAAACTTGCTTGGTTGGATTTTCATTATTTTATAATGGGATCCTCCGATTTGTTTATTGTAGACTTTCGATGTCATATCCTTTATCCTCCTTTTTTGCCGCCATAATATATAAATTTTGTTTAGTACGGGTGACACCTACATACCAAACTCTATTTTCTTCATCTTCTTTGTCTTCACTTTTTTCGACAGCTTCCCGAATAGTTTTAGTGTTATCTAAGATAAGTAAAACATTATCGGCCTCACCTCCTTTAGCTGCATGAATGGTAGATAATTTTATACGAGGGGGCTTAGATAATTCTTCACCACTTTGAAGCATGTCTCTAATATATAAGCTGTCCTCCGGTTCCGTTTCAAAAACTTCGAACCAGGTATCGGTTGGCTTATACCCAAATTCTTTTAGATCATACATTCGTTCTTCCTTTCCTGGAAATTCTTTTCCAAAATATTCAAATAAATCTTTACATTCGGAGATAGAGAGCAATGATCCATTGGTCCAACGAGTGTAGTTTTGTATAGCGGCGTAGAGTCTTGTTTTATAACTCTTTCTATTTTTATATTCAAAATAGATTCCCCTCTCTCTGAGAAGGGGTTTAAGTTTTATTAATTTATCGTTGTAGCGAGCTAACACCAGCCATTGTCCTTCGTGCAGAGGAACATCTTCGACAGCTGTACCAAAATATATTGCGCCGTCTTCCTCACGTGCCTCCCA